AAAGATGGTGTTTCCATAGACTACCTTCAAGGCAAAAAACATATTCATGGCATACTTCAACATCTCAGATGTTATTGAATCCATATAGTTCAACTTGTCACCTAGCCCTGCACGTTTATAGAAATTAGCAAGTGCTATCCTTGCAGGTTCACAGTCAGGATCGCTGCCGATCGCTATGAAGTCAGGATGCAAAGTATCCTCTAGTGCCGTATCCTCAGACAGGAATTCAGGATTATGGATGACCTGTACGCCTACGGTATTCTTTATCCGTCTTGTCGTACCAGGAATACAGGTGCTACGATTCACAAAAAAGTTACGATTACCGTACTCCGCTATCTGCCGTACCATCATATCAATATGCATATTCGACTGTTTACCGTTGTATCCAGTAGGAGTTGGCAGACACAAAAAAACCAACTGTTGTTTGGATACATCCTTTAAGTTGGCGTTTGATTTAGCACTATCAATATCGAAGTAGACTGGTATATCAAACGCTTTTTGTAATGCACTTCCAAGTACTCCCATGCCTACGATGGCTACATTATCCATTGTGTCTTTTTTTCACCTGAGATAATAGTTTATATCCACAATCACCTATGGCAGATTTCAGGAATCTCGCTTGATTCATAGTCTCGTCCGGCACGTAGATGGTATCCTGCACATACCCTGCGAACTGACCTTCATAGGATGCTATCAGGTCAATACGATACTTCCTGCCAATGAAGTGTTTGAGTTTATCTCTACCGATAGTTTCTTCTTTAGGGTAGATAACACTAGGCGATTGAGTGAATGATAGTTTCTGATTACCCATTAATGAGAGGCTCCAACTGTGAAACGAATATCGCATGAAGATTACGGGTCTTGATGAGTTTCCTCTGAAACATCTTATCAGGCTGATGCAGCCTATCGGCTATCTGCTGTGCGGTTTCCTGATGATAGAGCATCTCGTCTGCCTCACTACCACCACCATACTTGGTAGTCGTACTACCATCTAAACCAGTCTTGGCATCTATATTCGATGAGTACTGACGATAGATAGGCTGATTGCCATATATATCCATCATCGGAGGGAAATCGGCATTGAGTACTACGGTATTACCACATACTCCGGCTTCCTGCGTGGTGAGTGAATAACTCTCTGATGTTGATGCGTGTATATAGACGTTGGAAAGCATGAACAGGTTGCGTACCATTTGACGAGAACAACGTACCTTTAGAGCAGGATCAAACTCAGAAGTGAATATCAATTCCTTATCCGACAGGTTCAAATCTTTAGCCAGTTGTTTCAGTTCTGCTCTATATTTGAACTTGTCATCATTCGGGTCATTAGATGAACTATGGAAGTCGCATATAACAATACGAATATCAAAACTACTACGCAGGTCTATTTTGAAAAACCTCAATTCAGACATGGTTTTTATAATATGTTGTACCTGTTTCCCTCTATCAAGTCGGATAGGATACACACAAATAGCATCGGCTGATAGCAGGTCTTTCTCATAGACTAACTTGGTAGTCATTTCATCCCAACCAAAGTATTCAGCCATATCAATCGGGTGGTAGACTACCGCTACATCCTCTTTTCTCACATTGAAGTTACGAGCGATACGAGGGATCGAATAGTGATTAAAGAACACATACTTACTATTGGGGAACGGTTTAGAGAGTACATTCATATACTCATCAGTAAAGAACTGACGCAGAGTAATCAACTGGAATGGTGAAGTAGCAGAATGTATCCAATGCAGCCATTTGATATTGGGAAACTCCTCTGCCAGCATACGACAGGCAATGTTATGTTTGAGAGCAGCAGGTTGATAGACAATATCATGGGTAAGGAACACATCAATCTTATACTCCTCAATCACCTTCTTTACATCTTCTTTGATTTTCGCCACATCGCTATCAAATGATTCGTCCTTCCTCACCTCGTTATGGCATGGTACAGCTACTATCCTGACGATCTCTGCCAAGTCATACGCACCCCTTGATTTGAAGTCACCTGCCGTTATCACCACAGGTTTATAGCCATGCATAACTAGCATCTTTATCTGATCCTCAGTCACATTATTCAGGCTGTAAGCGGTATCACTTTCCTGAAACGTGGTGAAGATACCTACTACTTTTTGCTTTGCTGCATTGATCTCTACTTTCATGTTCACCTCCATAGAAAAGCCACCCAGGTATTACTCCTGCGTGGCTAAATTAGGCTATATCGGTCTTTTGACATTTGTCTGACCTGTTTATGTATTTGTCATGCTCTATATAGCATAACCACTATTTATTGTCAAATTACGTTTGTGTCGTAGAAGTTGACGTAGTGGATGAGCTAGTAGAAGTCGTTGACGTAGAAGTCGTTGAGATAGACGTACTGGTCGTACTTGTACTCGTAGTAGACGAGGAAGTTGACGTGGTCGAGGATGAGGTACTGGTTGTGGTAGAAGTACTGGTCGAGGTTGAAGTAGAAGTGGTGGTCATCGAGGTACGGGGAACGTCATAATAGGCGAACCCTCTACCTGATGTACCATTTACCTGCATATAGCAACCATTCAACAGTATCAACGGCTTGTCATCTGGAAACACAATACATTGTGAAGCGTTCTCTTCCGCAGCGAGATGCAAGGCTATCCTATTGGAATCAGCATCTACCGCATCATAGACCGTTAGATCACAAGTTTGGGCATTCTCAGATGTTACTACTGCACCTACTAGTTCAGTTGGATTATTGCTAATCAACTGACCACTACCGGCAATACATCGCTTGTATGTCGTTGACATATTGCCTCCTTTAAGTAGTAGTAGTAGATGTAGATGTAGTCGTAGTCGTTGACGTTGAAGTCGAGGTAGTACTAGAACTCGTAGACGTAGTACTCGTACTCGTAGTGCTTATCGAGGTTGAAGTCGTACTCGTACTCGTGGTCGAGATGGAAGTTGACGTGGTACTTATGGAAGTACTGGTAGTACTCGTGGAAGTCGTGCTGATAGAAGTGCTGGTCGTACTCGTACTCGTAGTGCTAGATGATGTACTCGTGGTCGTAGTACTTGTTGATGTAGAAGTCGTTGTAGAAAACGCTGCTTCTGCTCTCCAGACACTACCATCGAATACATACAACTTTGCACTACTGGTATTAGCAAACCAATCACCTGCTGCCGGAGTAGGATCAGTCGGGAACGTAGTTCCTGTTCTGATAGTCTCCAGATTGCCACGCAACCTGAGTATATGGCTTACAGTCTGAGTCATAGTTTACCTCCTTATGGTGTAGTGGAGGTAGATGTAGATGTAAACTCAGCACTATAGAGCCATAACGTACCATTATATCTGCCTATTTTATTGAGGGCAGTATCATAGTACACATCACCAGTACTAAGATCACTATCCGTAGGTGCAGTCGCAGCCACCCTGATAGTCTGACTGTTACCACGCAACCTCGTGATGTGAGATTTTGTAGTCATAATTCACTCCTTAATCTGGCAGGACAACAGTAATGTTTTCGTCCTGATTGCGTGCCTTTGCCCCAGCCTGTTCTTTTAGCATATCCAATTCCATCTTAGCCAACTCGCCATTACCAGCCTTAACAGCCTTGTTACCTGCAAACTCCAACCAAGGATAAATCTTCATAAGGAACTTTGCCTCGCCATCGGTGAAATCTTTAATCTCCTCGACATCGAGTGTCAGTTTCTTAAGAGTCTTTAGAGCCTCTTTTGGATTCTCAGGAAGCGGATCAGCTGAATTGTAATACGCCACTACAGGTTTCGTGGACACTACTTGTTCAACATCCTTTACGTCTCCTTTGAGGTTATACGTTGAACGTACAACATTCTTAAAGACAACCGGATTTTCAAGTCTTGGCATCTCTATTTCCCTAAATAAGAACTAAACGTAAGAACGAACGGTGATTACACCATTCACTATGCACTATAAGCAGCACCATCTCCGGCACTACCTACCCAGCCACGCCAGTTGTCCCAACCGTAGGAGAACCGCATGGAGGCTTTGTAACGGGCAACCTCAGTTGACAGGAGAACATCCTGGTCGAACTCAGGTTTGATACGCCAGAAGAAGTTGAGCTTATTAACACTAGGATAGAACAGATACCAAGCGGTATCGCTACCACCTGATACATTAGCGGAAATCCAATCCCAGACCATGTAATTGGCTACATTTCCTTTATAGAAGTTGTAGTCATTGTCCGTGGTTTCAGGACGGCCATCACTATTCAGGAGAATAGCAGCGGTCTTTTCAAGTGCAGGCGAAATGAGCAGAACAGGTTTCTCACCTGAGATGATAGGAAGTCCACGTTCATTGAGCTGCTGACGAAGCTGGAGTCTGAGGGTTTCCAGATTGGTCTCCGTCAGGGTAACACCAGTAGCCGAAGCATTTGACTGAGTTGAACCGCCATCCTCACGAGGATGCAGGGTCGAAAGCAGTCTCTTACCATCCGGCCCATTGTACCCAGATACCTGTGAATTACGAACAACCGAAGCAGTCGTATACTCAACCGTATCGCTACAGGACTGAGCAAGTGATTTCGGCTTGGCGTTCATAATGTTGTACTGATCGTCATCAACCATTTCTTTGGTGATCTTGAACATACCACCATATTTGAGGTGAGTATAGGTCTTGTCATAACCCTGATAGATGGATACTTCAGGGAAGTCTCCCTCTTCAGCCACCTGCGACATCAGACCGAATCCGGTGATGGATGAGGTCTTTTCAAACTCTTTATCCGAAGTCCCTACCGTGAACACTTTGGTATACATCTGAGGACGTTTCTCATATTCCTCGTTGTATATCTTGCGAAAGCTAGGGTCTAGTGCATCCGCAAAGTTCGCTCTATTAGCAGTCATGCTTTGCTCCTTAGTTAGTTAGTGGTGACCCATAGCTGGGACTGGTGGATAATATACAACCCGTATGTAGTACCGCTGACATCTTCAGCAGTTTTAGTACCATATACGATGAGTTGCAATTCAGTCGTGGTAGCAGTATCCTCATCGACCTGATTTGAGGCTGCCACAATATCCGTGTAATACCCAAGTTTATTACTACCCGTGGTAGTACCGATAGTTGCATCCGGCTCATTGGAATAAACCGCAAATGGGGTCACAATAACACAAGCCTTGATCTTCTTGTCAGTCTGGTTGTCACCTTCTGCGACAAACTCATGCGGAACCGTTACTGCTGTGTAATCAATATAGGGCGAGATACCACCTGGACGGCCATCATTGTCCGTAAACCCATCAACCACTCCGAGGATATTATTGTTAGAACTTGCGATAACAATACCTGTAGTGATAGTATTTTTTACCATATCACCTACGGAAATGGTCTGGGAGTTGGTAATGACATATTCCTTGATAGTCTTTCCCACATTACCCAGCAGGTTGGTATCATAGTAGAAACCATACCTTGCCATAATTAACTCCTATTTAGCATACTGTAGATATTCTTTTCGATCCTTGAACACTCCACGTTTGAACTGTGCCTGAAAAACTTTTTCCTGTTCAGGAGTTAGCTGAGCATCGGATGAGTCTTTCTTCGATTTACTGGTGTTACCCAGTAGGGACTGGCTTGCTCCCTGCTCCGCTTTGAACTTTGCGAAGGCTTCGAGTTTCTGCTGCTCTATAAACTTCTCTTTATTGAGGACAAGGTACGCATCTTTGAGTGCATCCTGTAATCTATCATACTTGAACGCTTTACCTTTCTTGGATGACCACAGCGGTTTAGCCATGTCAACCAGGTCTGCTTCCATGTCCTTAGCTTCAGGGAATTGTTCATAGAACGCATCAAACTCTTTGTCAATTTCCTGTTTCTTCTTCTCCTTACGATCTGCTTCCAAGGTAGAGATACGTTTATCCAGTTCAGGCGGTACAGTCAATTCGGGTTTCTTCTCAGGTGCTGGTTGAGCAACTGTAGTCTGTTCCCGTTTTTGCATCTGCTCTGCTCTGGCTGCCTCGTAGAGTTCATCAATAGTCTGAAAACCAACTTGCTGAGCTACAAAGTCGCTCTTTTCCTTCATCGGTTTCCATTTCTTCTCAAATTCCCTCTGTGAATCCTTGTACCGTTTCTCCCAAGTCTCTTCGGGGATGGCCGGAGTCACATCTGGGGTTGTCTGAGGCTCTACTTCCTGACCTTTTTCAGCAGGTTCCGCTACTACGGCTGCTACTTGGTCTTGGTCTGGCATTTCTCTTCCTCTTTAATAGTATTAAACGATTTATTCTCATGTATTTTGCCATCGGTTTCAATTATCAGAGTGCTATAGGTGTTACAGTTATGACATTTACACTCTAAAGCACCTGATTTGATGTCCTGTTTACATAAAAGTGCAGCACACTTGGAACATCGGAAGTTACGAAGGCTATGAGAGATGAACATTACGACCTCGCAGGTCTTTAAGGGTTAAATTATTCTTCTTTTTTCTCCCCTGCTGTTTCAATCAACCTGATAAGTGCATGAGATGACATAACTGCACCGTCATATTCCGCTACTTTCAATATATCCCTGCTCTTTAAGGCAAGAATACTATAGGCATGAGCCTTCTGTTCATGTATTTTACATAAAAGCTTGAAGGTAGGAGTACCACGAAACTGGATAAGAAGGGATTTTTCATCCTCGGTTAGTTTTATCATTGCATGGTCATCCCTTTAGAGGCTACATTACCCAACTGCGGTTCCATTTGAGGGGCTTGCTGACCTTGTGGACTGTTCATGCCACCCATCGGGCCTTGTGCCTGTGGTGCCGTAGGAGGTGTACCACCTGTGGCTTGCTGTATACCGGCATCAGTAGGCATACCCTGTGGTACCTGCTGACCTTCCACTATCTGTTTCTCCGCTTCCACATGGGTCAGGAGGACTTCCTTGATTTTAGGATCACCTTCTATCTTATCGAGGTTATCCGCCATCAAGTGCATATGTGCACCGATATGCTCAGGGGTTGGGTTGTCCAGAGGTACAACATCCTCATACCCCTGCATGAGGGCTGCATGATGCTCCTCGGCTATCTTTATCTGTTCTTCCGGCAGCATGGAAATTGTCTTGGGTTCTGCCAGATAGTCATACGGATTCTTATCGTATGCTTCATATAATTTTTTAGATCGTTTCTTTGGGTCAACTGTTTGGTCTTTGAGGGTACGATCATACAGTTCAAGTTCCTGCTGACGCATGAGTGCCTTGGAGATCGGCACGATATTCTCGGCATCAACTTCGATGTCGAAGTTACCACGGATCTTCTCAGGAGTGGCTTCAAAGAAGTACATACCGTTCTTCATATCCACACGGATTTGACGGTACTTTTTACCCGGCAGTACATCACCCTTATCGCCAACAATATCCTGTACCTTACCAGTTTCATAGAACTGCTGGATGTTGGCAATACGCATACGACCGAACGGTATCATACCTTTTTTCTTGAAATACTTATTCTTGTAACGTATCCGTTTCATGCCAGTTTCACGGAGAATAGCAGCCTGTGTAGCAGTCTGGGATTGAGGCAGACCATTCATCTCTTCGGAGACACCAGAGACACGCCTGAAATCGCTCTTCAATTCTTCATAGAGTTTGATCCAGTCCTGACCAAGCGGGGGATAGTCCAGCCACTTGATAGCCTTGTCCACATCTCCATAGAGTACCACCTGTCCACCAGGACGGGATACGAGGTCATCCTCATCCATGACGGCTGAGTCGGAGACAAAGAACATCTTGTTGATCTGGAGGTGCGTGTTATCGGTAGCCATCCTTCTGATAGTATTTATCTCAGCCTGGAGTCCTTCGAGGATTTTCGGTTCACCCCAGCCATAGAACTCACCAAGAAGTCCGTAATCCACAATCGCTACAAACGGTAGTTTCTTATGTGACCAAGGAAGCGGTCTATCGACATCAGTTATCAAAATGCGATTAGCTACGATGAGGTACAAGTCCTCAATCTGGTTGTAGTAATGCAGGACTTCAATTTCCTTTTTCTCCGTATCTTCCGGCTGATCGTAGTACTGTGCTTTCGTGGTATCACCGCCAGCGGTAACGTATTCGATATTCTTGTAGTTGGCATACTTCTCCTTGAAGCGACCAATATCAATTATCTCACGTTCGATACAATCTCTGGCACTATCCATTCCTCTATCATTCGCCATATCGTCAATATAGAAATCGAACAGGTCAATATTCATATAGTACACATCATTGAACTCGAAGGTGTCCTTTTCATTCCATTCAATGACTTGGGTTTCAGGGTCGTAGGATTTTATTTCCTTGGTAGTTTTATGGTCAACCCGATAAATCTCTTTTCCAATTCCACTTCCTCTAATGAGAGCAGACTTCACCGTCTTGTTCCACTCGACATCACCATCACCTTTTTTCCATGTGTAGTCGATGATGGCTTGCATCACCTTGGTGTTGCGTTCATCACTATCCTCTACGGGACGAACAATGATGCCCATAGTGGAATCTTCCAATTCAGAAAGCGATGCCTCGATAGTAGCAAAGGTCATAGGGATAACGATATTGCTACGCCAGTCACCAGTTTTCTTATCAACAGCATATTGACGATACGCCTTATCGGCATCATTCCATATTGATTCCCATGTAGCCCTTGCACTTTTCATGTAATCAAATCGCTTATATATATTTCCGATAACTTCCGCTTCTTTCTCATTGGGTTCATAGCGGTTTATCGTTATCTCTTTATCATCGGTTAAAGTAACACCTGCTTTATTTCTCTTTGCCATGTTAATAACCTGTTAATGGTTCTAATGCTGTCCAGCCTGATTGTTGCCTTCGATCCCTGTGTGCCTTCTTTTTGAAAATACCCTGCGGTACAGTCCACAACTGCATCCCATACGCCAACGCATCCAACAGGTCATCCCTCTTCGCTTTCGGAAATCTCAACAACTCCTCCTCTAATTCATCCATACCTTTTTTCAATCGTACTGCACCATTTTCAAATCGTGGTTGCAGACCTCGTATTCTCATCTCTTTACTAGTTGTAGTAGAGGTCTTTAATTCTGTCAAGGGCAGGAAAATATTTTTCTCCCTCATCATATCCTGTATCGAGTATTTCAAACTCCTCTGAAATGCCACCATCTCCATTCCAATACGGATCGGTTTGAAATATCCATAGAGTAAAAATACATTCTCAAGAAGTTCATTCGGTTGCCAATGACCATACTTTATTTCTCTCACATACACGTTGTTCCATTCATCCACAGAAGTGACACAGATGGCTGAATAGTCCGAAGAATCCTTCAAAGAAATTGCAGGATCAATCGTCATATACGTTCTCAGATCCAGACCCTTCAGATCCTCCTGTTCATAGTACCTGAACCACTCCCTCTTGAACGTGGCATTACTATCATCAATAGGTTCCATCATATACTGGGCATTGAATACATAACTGCCCTGTTCCTGACGAAGTTGCTTTAGGTACTCGATGGTGAATCTACCAGGGAAACTGGGTTCTGCTCCATCTGTATCAATCGGAACATTACCTACTGTACAACCTAATTTCAATGTCTTATACTCCGGCATATGCTCTTCAATGTATCCATACAGATCATTGAAATGCCACCTCGTTCCTATAACAATAATCTCTCCATCCGGTTCCAATAGTGAAAGAGATGCTCGAAACCAATCCAACAACTTCTCTATTTGTTCCTTCGTGGCTGTGTTCTCATCATTCACTACATCATCATAGATGATAAGATCGTAATGCTTCGATACCAGAGTACCACCTACACCAATTGCTTCTACTGTTGCTTCCTGATATGCTCGCTTACGCTTCACTATGATTTCAGTCTCTGTCCATTTATCCGTTTTCTTCGGTAACAAATCCTGTGCTATCCACCTGAATGATTCATTCATCTCAAAGTGCGTCTTTATCTTCCTCAAAAATGCCTTCGCATTATCTAACTTCACATTTACTAAAAGAACCCGTATCTCAGGGTTCTGTAATATCCTCTGTATCGTATACCCTTCCGTCACCATCGTTGTCTTGAAATGTCCCCTCGCTATCTGCACCATCTTCCGTCTGTCTTTCCCCTCAATAAAACTACACAACCTCTGATGCATCTCTCCTAATTCATATCCACCCTCTGGTCGTAGAATATCATGGTTCAACCAGTACAGATCACCCTTAGCCCTCGTCAGTACCTTCTGCCTGGCTACCTCCTTTAACTCCTCTGCTGTCATATTGTCGTATTCACTAGCCATATAAAAATTTTATAAAAAATATTTTTGCACACAAGGGTACTTAAAAATGTAGTGAAGGTACTACCCGACCTATTGGAAAACTATGAAAAATTGTGCGGTAGGATATATACTAATTTTTCACTTTTGTTTTTCCTCCCCCGTAGGGGTAGTGATAGCTGGTACTGTGGTACTAGGTGTCTGTGATGACTGTAGAAGGATCATAAGCTTATCACTATTTATGGTGACTGTAGGCATCATACTGTCAGTAGACGTACTAAGGAGACCCTTGATGCGTAGTGCTAGTTCTACCCCCTTTAAACGTATAGCATGATCAGGTTGTATACTGTCACCCTCAGTGTATGACGATACTACCTTATTAGCATTAGTAGACTCATAGATACGTTTAGATAAGTGTGTATCAGTACATCCTTGCTGTTCTAATATGGCAATGATAGCATTTTGTATTTTAGGTTTGTTGAGGTTCTCACTAGCTATAACATGTGCAGTATGAGAGCTATAACCGGACTCAATAGCTATTTGAGTATTAGACTTGTCCGAGTTACTAACGTAACCTTGGACAAACCTGGACTCTTTTTCTGTGAGTCCTAACATAGCCTTAGTGATACGTTGTCTACCTTTAGAGGGAATACTTCCCATGGTATGTACTACCTAGTAACAAAAGAAAAAAGAGCACAGAAATACAATATCCTGCGAACGTGCATGCAATTTAATCATGCTACCTCACTCTATGAGTAGTCCGCTATACGGGTTGGCTACCCCATACTGGCTGATACGTTGTGAGGATCTACGTTGACCCGTATCAGATCCATATCGCATACCTTTTTTATAGTCCGTGTATGCACTACCCTGCTGGACTATTTGCACGATTGCATTGTATGGGCATAGTATTTTTTTTGTCAATAGCACGATTAAAATATCCAAAACACCCTTATCAGTACGATAGTACAATTATATAACGCACTACAATCGTTTTTAAGCCATCAGAAAAAAATAGTTGATATATCCATCATCTCAAAAATAATCCTGTCTTAAAATCGACATGGTATAGTTTATAGCGGTATACAGCCATACATCCAGGCATACATATAGCATGGATCAGGATACTGTACTATCTATAATATATCTATTGACATGGTATGGATTATATGATACAGTCTTATTGTAGCAATTTAGCTACATTATATCGGGGGACGAAATGGATCTTAATTACAACGACTTGAAACACCTGCAAGTACTGGTAGCAAAGGAATGGAAAAACAGAACGGACAAAAACGAAACCTCTATGATGTTCTATTATGAAGGTTTACAACAGACGCTGAAAAACATGATGGAAAAAATTATATCCTCCAACCTATCTCCCAAAACAAAATAGTTTTTATTTATCATTAAAGGGGACAAAGGTGGCTTATAAAGTAATATGCAGGATTGGCAATGAATGGCAGGAACTAGGATACCAGCCGGAATTGTTTTGCTTGGCTCTGGACATATGCAATTATTTTTATAAGAGATATGACGAAATGAGGATCAATTATGCATTGCTTGACAATAATCCGCCCTATATCTTTTCCATTAATGGAGTAAAGATACCACATAAATAATTTTAATTTTATTTATCATTAAAGGGGACATCATGGACAACGAGCAGGATCAGGTTACAGACTTCGATCTGTTAGACCGTCTGGACACGGATCAGGACTTAGCTATCTATAATCTCTTAGCAAACGAAAGTGAAAACAAATAATGTACACTCCAAAACAAAACAAACCTATCTATACTCTCTCTACCTGGCACGATCACGCATTACACGCTACACGCTTCCAGCGTACCGGCGATACTGTAAAGGCTACACGTTCTGCAAAGTTTGCCAAAGCTAAACTATTACAAGGTAAAAAATAATGACACTATACGGAAAAACCTTTGGTAAAAGTATAAGCACTAAAATGTACGGCACTACGTTCCGAGCAATACCCGTGTACTACTTTGGATACCTGCAAGGCTACAAGGTCATAGCAAAAGGTCACAAGTATCCTACAGAGAGAGGAAAAGTATATTCAGACTTCACAGAAGATAGTATCCCGTGGTCTGCTATCAGAGCAGCAGAGGATGAGTATGAAGGTATCCGGCTTGCCACAATCCGTGGTAGAATATAATCCCTACATAGAGAACACCTGCCACCTAGTACGGTGTTTTCTATTGTGCGGATTATATATCATACAAGGGGATACCATGAGCGATCATATTTACTTCAGGAATAGACGGCAGTACCAGCTGGACAAGCTATGGGAACAAGTAGCAAAGCACCCACCAACAGTACAGTATCACGACAACGCAAAGTATATAGATTGCTCTTTACAAGGTAGAGATTATTGTAAAGCTTGCGGATGGACTGACGCAACGCATAATAAATAACGCATTGTATAGGCTATGCGCTTTCTATTGTGCGGATTATACTATTATGAGGTTTTAGCATGAGAGAGAAAAGTATTGAGGAATTGCAGGACGAATGTAGAGAAGTAGAATGCTCATCATGGGACGGGAAAAACAGAGCTGTAGATAGCAACGACAAAGTACAATCGGATGGTCATGTATGGGGAATTGTGAACGATCATGGCAATATAGAATTATGCCACAAGGGACGCAACGGACATATATACTACCATGGCGGACTTGTATAGAACGCATTGTAGACCACCAGAAACGCTCGATATATCCAAGTAATACCGGAGGTCAACTATAGCACAAAACACGACTAGCGACCATTGTAGCACGTTATTATCTATACAGGGATACCATAGTATGCTAGTATACATATGCACACACGCTTGTGTATATGCACACTAGCACCAGGATCATAGCTCCAGGTGCTTTTGTGTACTAAACGATGAGACAACGGACTCCAACCTTGACATGAGACAACACCAAGCGTACCGTAAACGAAAGGAAGTGAACGATGAGACAACAAGAGAAAACTGTAGAAAATGGATATGAACCATTTGACCCAGCTACTGAATTTTATTGTGAGAATTGCCATCAAATATTTACTAAAACAAGAATAGAAGAAGAAGTAGAGGAGGAAGCAAAGCAATGGACAAAAGAAGAACTGGCTGGCGGTTCCGCTACTATCTGCGATGATTGCTATATAGAGTTTATGAAATGGATCAAACCTAGAAGGAAGGTGCTGCGTCAAACCTTGACATGAGACAACGGTGGTGGTATAATCCTGGTGATGGATTATACAAAAGGGAGAACGTGATGGATATTTTTTACTCAATTACTCGTTATTATAAAGCTCCACCTGATAGGAAAGCTGCCCATCACAGCGTCCCGCCTATCGAGTGGAGCTTTTTGATGTCGAGGTAGGTTATGAACGATGAGACAACGGGATGGATAAAACTACATAGATCAATACTGAATTGGGAATGGTCTGCTGATCCCAAGATGTTTTCCCTGTTTGTTCATCTCCTCGTTATGGCTAACCATGAACCAGGGAAATGGAGAGGACAGGACATTCTGAGAGGACAAACCGTCACCGGATTATTCAGTCTTTCTGATGAGACAGGTATCTCTGTACAATCATTACGCACCTCTCTAAAGAAATTAGAAAACACCGGAGAATTAACAATCAAATCAACAAACAAATATACCGTCATAACTATTGTAAAATATGAAGAGTACCAACCAAGTAACGGACAATCAACAAGCAAACTAACAAACCATCAACAAACAACTAACAAACAACTAACAACAAACAAGAATAAGAAGAATGAAAAGAATGAAAAGAATATATATGGCAACCTCGAAAAAATCACCTTGAATGACAGAGAAGAAATTGCCAAGAAGTACGGAGTTTCTCTTTCGATAGTGGAGAATGAATTTGAGAATCTGAAATTGTATTGCGAGGCTAAAGGGGTGGTGTATAAAAATTACCGGTCGGCTCTCATAAATTTTGTGAAGAACAGCAGGAGACAACAATCTATGGTTTTATCTATTTAAGGGGATCGCATGAAAATCTTTATGGAACTCATGTCTGGTGAGAAAATCGAATTGACCGAAGCTGAGTCTGTGCTGATCGGTGAAAGTGGCAACTCATCTAAACTGATAAACCTGAAACGCCTCAATCGTACATTTGCTGTCCATCAGATCAAGGATATAAAATCTATCGCTCCTGGTATTTGCGTTCAATGTGGGGCTGAGATATATGGTGATTCTCACTACTGTACCTATAAGGGTCTGGATGCGGTGGTAAAGGATAGAGGCAGGCATAGTCCAAACCTTGAGAAGTTGAGAGAACAGGTACGCTTGGTTAAAAGTGGTAAACCAGCGAGAGAGGCATATCAGATCGCTTGGGGTAAAGAGTTGCCATCAGATGAGTTGTCATTCTCTGAACGTAGGGATATTGCTAACGGTCAAGCTAAACTACTTTATACAGAGGATGGTATCCCTTATGTTGGTTACAATATTGACGAGGTGAACAGAGAATACGCCCGTCAATGTGCATCCTGGGCTAACTTCAAAAGTTATGTAAGAGATGAAGCATAAGCATTGACACACAACCTATTTAGTAGTATAATGATGACGCTTAATCTATGATAAAGGATGAGGTTATGGAGAAATTAACCCAGCATGGTAGAGTAATTACCATGTTGAAACAGGCAGGAGCCAAGGGGGTAGTGACCGGACAGTTCCTGCATGAAGGACTCTATGAGTTCCGTTCCCGTATCTGTGAATTGCGTGGTAAGGGATGGAACATCACCAAGGCGATCCGGCTGAGTGCTTCCAGTTTTAAGTATATCCTGAAGAAACCATATATTATTAAATAAGGAACCGCTATGTCCATTGTCGTAAAAGCACAGGAAGAAACCGCATTTGAACAGCTACCTGCTGGAAACTATCAGGGTGTGTGTTACATGGTCAGGGACATTGGTACTCATGCTACCAAGTTCATTGATCCTGAAACTGAACAGCCCAAAAGAGCACATCAGGTAGTCATCCTCTATGAAATTGATGAACTGATGAAAGAAGGTAAGTATGCCGGTAAACGGTTCGTAGTATCTGAGAAACTTACCCTGTCATTCCATGAGAAAGCCAAACTCCGTCAGCGTGTCGAGGGGTGGTTTGGTCGTGCTTTGAATCAGGATGAACTG